ACTTCTACTACCGTCTACTCCCTTTGGGTACTTCTACTACCGTCTACTCCCTTTGGGTACTTCTACTACCGTCTACTACCGTCTACTCCCTTTGGGGATCTTAGGTATCTAAAGGGAGTAGAAGTCTCTAAAGGGGAGTTTTCCCCCTCCCCATCGGCTTCTTTGTCGGCCACTGTTTGCTCCGGATCGTCACAAACCAAACCGGGGTTTCCCCTTACAGGAGATTCATCATGCACTTGTTCCCTTTGGCCTTCGTCAGCGGTAAACGCACCATAACCTGCTGCCAGTGCAGCACTTCAGCCGTGTCACCCCCCGACTGGCAATACGATATCGACGGAGCCCCTCTCAGAGGAGTCTACTGCGCAAAGTGTGCGTCAAACCCCAAAGAGTTCCCCCCAATCCCCTATGAGGGCTCTACCAGAGGGACTAAAAACCCAACGGCGGCTCTGGGACGAACGGAGAGCGATCCGGATGGGTCGGCCGCTGTATCCACCCTATGAGGGTCGTCCGAGGCCCGTAGCGTGCGTCCTGTGGCAAGTCTACCAGAGAGACTAAAACGTGCGCCCGCACTCCTGACCCCGTACCCCCCACCACCCCCACCCCCCTCCGGGCACTCCCCCACCACCCCCGCGCACCGACGGATCGGTACGAAAATCTTGCGCACCGATAGGTCGGTGACAAGTAGTTCACTTGACGCAAGCAAAGTTAGTACCGCCGGGGGGTACGCCGCTTGCTACGTGCGCGCGTCACGTTCAAGGGGACCGTCGGCAGGGACGTCAGAAAAAGAAATCGAGTTTCCGACTTGAGAACGCCGATAGCGTGTTAGACTTACCCCGCACCGAAGTAGCGGGATGAAAAAGACGCAAGACAACATCCTGGGCCGGAGTGTTTCCGGTCCCGACAGATTCGGAAAACCCTTCGATACCTTGCGTCCCTTTGATTCCGCCGCTATTGTAGCGGACGAGGTTACCACCATGCGCACCGACCTTCCGTTCGATCCTACGTTGCTTCCGCCGTTGTATGAGATCGCCGCGCGTATGCGCAAAGCGTCTCCCAAAGTCTGGGGCCTGTATCACCCGTACTTTACGCCTCTGCTTTCGATGAAGACGGCCCGAGAGGAGTACGGGCTTGACTCCGGCTTGTCGGTTGTTCTGTACGCAATCGGCAATTGGTCCGGGGCGAAGGGTTACGAGGCCGCTTGGTGCCGCGTGATGCTCAAGCGACATGCTGCCGCCGCCGGAGCCACGACCTACAAGGGGAAGAGTCTCATGCTGCCGGAGCCTAAGACGCTCCCGCCGGAGGCCGGATCGTGAGCTTCGGCATCGCCTTGCTGGTTGTCTTACTTGCGGCGCTTGTCGGCGTCGCCGTCGTCGCTTTCGTTTTCGCTTGATAGAGAACCCAAGGCCGGAATGGTCCGGCCGGAGCTACGCCAATGAACTTTGAAACCTCACCGCTACCGTCGTCGTCCGCACGTCACCATGCCGCGCGCCTCAACCCCGACGGAAGTCTGCCGACCGTCGCGGCTCCCGTCCTCAAGCGCCGCACGCGGGAAAGCGAAGCGAAGCGCCATGAAGAGAACGAACCCAAATGGGCGCAGGGCCGCGCCGCTCGCGCTCGGTTGCTCGCGTCGGCCGTCTCTGCGCTCAAGACGCGCTTCGGGCTTGATACGGAGGCACGCTCCAAGATTTACACGGACCAAGTTCGCCGGGACCTTGATCGAGCCGACAAGAGCGCCGGGCGTGTACTCGTTATCGCGGAAGGAATGTTCGGCCGTCCCCGCTACTACATCGTTCCGGCCTTCGGAGGTTACGAGCTTTGGACGGCCGCCGAGCTTGACGGCTACAAGCCCGCGACCGAGAAGAAGCCGGAGCGGACCGCTCGCTCGACCGCGACGACGGACGCCCGCGCAACTCTCTTGGCGTATGTCGCCGAGATTGAGCAGGCGAAACGAGACGAGCCGGAGCCGTCCGCGCCGACGGTCGAAAGCTCCGAGGTTACCGACTGTATCAACCAATGCGCCCTTGCCCGCAGCTATCCCAATCAACTGGACAAGGAGAAGCACGCGAAAGAGCGATACCAAAGTCTTCCGGCCGTTGATAAGATCCCTCCGATTGCCGTCGGAGACGAGGTTACCGAGGGATACGAACCCGGAACTACGTTGACCGTCGAGGCTATCGCGGGTTGTTGGTCCCCTTCTGGCTGTTGCCACCTGTTAGCCCTTCGCCGCAAGGACAACGGAAAGCTTGTTTGCAGCTATCGGAACCTCGTCACGAAGGTGTAGCCTTGAAAACTCTACCGGCTATCAGGGAAGAACTCCGCGCCCTTGGAGCAAAGATCGACGCACCCGGCGGAGACGTGGACGGAAACGAGACGATTCGCCGACGTGCGCTCAGGAGATTGAACGTCGAAAAGCATCGGGAGTACCAGCGCGCCTTGGAAGATGCTGACGACGACCCGGAGCCCGAACGCGAGGCGCCGCAGCCGATCAAGCGGCGGAGCCTGTATAACTAACAAGGGGATCGAGAACGGCGGTTAGGGACGGCCGGAGCGTTTGACGACGCCCCGGCCTTTTTCTTGGCTCGGACGAACGGAGGTTTATGACTTACGAACTATTGACCGAGAATGCAGCGAAAACCCGCAAAGGTGAAGCCTTGGGATATCTGACCGGGATTCTGTATTTGACGCCCGACCTTGAGCTTTGCCCAGCCTCGACGGCCGCTTGCCGCGCCGCTTGTTTGCACGGCGCAGGTCGCGGACGGTTTGAGAACGTCAAAGCAGCCCGCAAGCGTCGGACGCAATGGTATAAGACGGACCCCGGAGGATTTACTCAAGCACTATTGCGCGACCTTGGGAGGTTGAAGCGGCGCGCGGATCGACTTGGTATGGTCCCGGCTTTCCGATTCAACGGAACGAGCGATATCGCGTTTGATGCTCCGGCTTATGCGTATGCGCAGTCGGCCGCTACCGGCTTAGGGATTCTGACCTACGAATACACCAAGAGGTTATCGAACGTCGCTCTGTGGCAAGGATGGAATGGCTTAGGGCCCGGAAGCCTCACCTATTCCGTCGCCGAACCGTCGCAGGCAGTTATCGACGCGCTAATCGCCGAGAACGACGCAATCGCCGACGGTTCTATCGGGCTTGCGGTTGTATTCGACGTCAAACGCAATCGACCGCTTCCCGAAGAGGCTTTCGGCTTGCCCGTGATCGACGGAGACAAGCATGACCTTAGATTCCGCGACGCCGTTGATAACCCGCATATCGACGGACGGCCGCATATCGTCGGCTTGCGACTCAAGCACACGAAGAACGATGCACGCGCCATTGCCGGAGGATTCGCGGTATGAAACCCTTCGGCCATTGGCTGCTATGCGTTGCCTTCTTTTGCATGGTCGCCGTCTATTGCTTGACGGAGCGCAGAGAAAAAACGCCCGACTAAAAACTAAGCCGCTCCGGCTCGCGCATCGGCCCGACCCAAAGCGCCCAACGACCCCAACGCCCTTGAAATCGCACCCGCCCGACGCGCCCAACCCCCCGTGGGATATGAGATCCCGCGAAACCGGCCAGAAAGCCCTGAAAAATCGGCGGTTTTCGGGCCGTTTTTGCTTTTCTCGACACCCGCCGGGGGGCAATGTCGCACTCGTCTCTCGACGATGTACCTCTCGGATTACGAGAAATTTTAAGTCGCCAAACGCCCAAAGTCTCCAATGGTTCTAAGGGCTCTAACGCCCAAAGCCTCCAATGGTTCTAATGGCTCTAACGCCCAAAGTCCCTAAAGTCTCCCAAGCCCCTTCTGTCCTTCCGCACCGCCGCCGCTTTGAAGCGACAGTGCGGACAACAGAACCAGCAGGGACAATCCGCAGAACGCCTATGGCGTCTATGCGTCCTAAGGACGCTACGGATCGTGCGGCTCATTAGATCCCCTTGGCGTCGCAATAGACCGTCGTCAGCGGCGGCCACGGAGCCGTCAGTTGCTCCCACCACGGTACGGGATTCCACGGATTCGCAGGCGGCAAAGGACACTGGCCGGGACCATCAGGCCCCAGCTTGCGGTCGATCCGCGTCAGTAGATCCCGAATGTCCCGCAGCACCTTGGCGTCGGTATCCATTAGTCCTCCAACAATTGCTTCAACAGCGCCGAAGACCGTAGATACGTCCGCTTCTGGAGATCATCCAGCTTGGGATCGTCCTTGACCCATTGGTCATGTCGGCCGATCACGAGCCGGGCGTCGCCGCGAATCGAAGCGACCTCCATGCGTTCGACGCCTGCGGCCTTGGCGTCGGCGATGGCCTTGCGGACTCTGCCGCTTTCGGTCAGCGCCTCGGTCTTGGCGGGCTCTTCCAACAGGGCCGTGGCGTACACGTCATGGCGCGTCAAGACGACTTCGGCCCCGGACAGCGTATTGGTATCCGTAGTCCCGGCCGCCACGCAGGCCGCCAAAGCGACCAAGCACACCATCACTAACTTCTTCATTGCTGCTCCTGCTTAGTAGTCGTCGTATCGGTCGGCTTCTTGGTGAGCGCCTTCGTGGTCAGACGGGGCGCGATGGCCGCCGTCGCCGCCGTCAGCAGCAACAGCGCCAAGTCGTTCTTGCCCGCCAGAGCCAGCCCCACTCCGGAGGCCAGCGCGGCGAGCGTCAAGATCACGTCATGAGGCATTACAGCGCGCCTCCGAACAGCGCAAAGCGCGCAAAGGCGAAGCCGCTCGTAATGAGCCCCAGCAGCTTCTCCCGCGACGCCTGCGAACTGCGCTTATGGGCGACTTCGATGGCCGCCTCGAACTGCCACTTGAGTTCTTGGGTCAGGTCGGCCTTCCCGAGAACCAGCGCCTTGGCCAGATCCTCGGCGATGGGCGCGACCATCGTCTCGGCTTCGTCGCGTCCGATATCCAGAATGGTCTTGGCCGCGTCGATCAATTGAGCCTTCAAGTCGGCCAGCGTCGGAACGGGCGGCGAACCGCCCCCGACCGTAGTCGTATCAGTCATGTTCGTCTCCCGTTAGAAAGTAAAGAGGCCGGGGCACTGTAGAATGCCGCCCAAAGATCCAAAAGCCCCGCCGCCCGCGACGAAGTTATACGCCCCGATGTCCGACGGATACGTGCGGGCCGAGCCCGTATAGTCGGTAGCCAGCTGGGAGATTCCCAACCCGCTCAAATCGGTGCCGGCCTTAAGGCCGATACTGGTGGACTTCGGCCGGAAGTCGGTCTCCATCGTCGGCGGCGTCGTCTTGATGCCGCCGTTCCAAAGCGAATTGGCGTCGTATCCGTTTTGCTGCCACAGGGTCTTCGTATACGTCGCGCTCGTCGCCCCGTAAGAGATCAACGAAGCCGTGTCGTCGCCGGAGTACACGTTATAGTTACTGACCAGCATAGGCATCCGTTGCGAGGAGCCGTTGGTGGACGTGCCTGTCACGCCGGTGGCGAACGTGAACGTATTGGCGTCGATGACCGTGACCGTCTGCGTGGTGTTGTTGACGCCTGCCGCTCCGCCCGTAACGCCGATGATGCGCGTTCGGCACCCGGTAGACAGCCCGTGAGAGGTTGCCGTAACCGTCGCCGTACCGGCTGCGCATACCAGATTAGTGATGCTGACGGAGTTCTGGTTGACGATCTGCGCGAATGGAGCCGTACCGTTCGAGATCCAGCGGTTGTTCTTAAACAGAAACTGGTCGAAAGACCCGTTCGAAACTCCGCCCGACACGATGAACATGGCGGCGGCGGTCGTGAACGACGCAATGGAGCCCTTGGCCGTGTAGCCGGTATTATGGTACACTTGAAACGTACCGCCGGTTCCCGTGGAGGGGTTGAATTTGAACATTCCACGAGAGGTCGTATTGTCCAACGGCTGATTGACGGGGGCGATATACAGGTTGTTCACGCACAGCATCGAGCCTCCGCCCGACTGCGCGAAACCGCTACCGGCGAACTCCGCCACGAAGTTGTCGTAAGCGACATTGGTGCCCGCCGTATTAACGTTGTTGAAGAACCCTTGGGTTCCGAACGTAGCGGTGCAATGATGCACGGTGCCATAATTCGACGCGCCCGAGCCTGCATGGCATGTAACGAAGTCGCCGGGGCCGGTGCCCAAGTCCAGCGTCTGTGTCGATAGATCGAAATTGTATCCGATGTACTTGCCGGTGCAGTACCGGATGATGAACGCCGTATTGGAGGTACCTGAGAAATTATAGCAGTCTTCCCGCACCCCGGTCGTCGTACAATACTCGCAGACCATCCCGGCGGACGAGCCCGACGCGGAGAAGAAGTATTGCCCCATGTACAAGCCATCGACGCGCTGGATCAATTCCGAGTCGTTACCAGTTCCGGCGTTGCGGATGCCGAACTTTACGCGCGAAACGTCCAGATCGGAAACCGTCAATTGCTTGCGACCGCTGGCGTACACCGCCGCCACGGAGACGGCTTCACGGTACACGGTCCCGTTGGTGGACGTACCCGACGACGCCGAGCCCAGCGAGTAAGTGATGCGAGTGCCCGACGGCTTCGTCAAGACCAGCCAAGTACCGTTGGCGGCTACGGCGGCTCCAGTGATGCCGGAGACCGTAATGGTGTCGCCCACCACCAGCCCGTGCGACGAGGACGTGTCCAACGTGACGGTCGTCGAGCTGATGGATACCGAGCTGATGTTGGCCGGAGTTTGCGCCGTAGAGCCGATCTTGGGCTTGATTCCGGCGACGCTTACCCCCACGATGCTCCAACTGTCTCCGCCGATTTCGATGTAACCGTTGGTGCCCGGCGTCTGGTCGCGGAAATCTCCGGTCAAGTAGAAGATGTGGTTGTCGCCGGTCTGCGCCCGCAAGTGGCTTAGCTGCTTCCACGGATTACCGGAAGAGCCGTCGCCGGGGTCGGCCCCGACGAGACCTCCGTCAAAATAGAACGCCGTCATGGCTTTAGACCGTCGTCACGCGATACGTGATCCAGCATCCGCCCGTCAGCGCCGTCGAAGCGTTGATGACCAAAGCCTCGTTGGCGTTCGTCTTAATCAACGGCTCCGGCAGGAACGAAGCGCCCGCTGGAATTCGCGCGGCCACGGGAATGGGCGGACCCAGCGCCGTCGAGCCCGTCTTAAACTGGTACGTCGTGTCGGTATCGCTCGTCAGAATGAAGCTGGTGACGATGATCTTCTTGCCCGCGCCTTGGGCGGCGACGAGCGTCTTATCGCCGGTGGCGGCGGAATACGACTGGTTCGCCGAAACGGCGAGGCCGGTCACGTCGATTTGCGCTTCGACGTTCTGCGGATACGGTCCCTTCATGGTGACTCCTAAGCGGTCCTATAGGTGATCGTGCATCCGCCGGTAATGACTGCGGAAGACGTGACGGTCAAACCGCGACTGGTCTCTTGGTGCCAGATCAGCGGTTCGTGTTCAAAGGTGATAAACAGATTGGTCTTCGCCGCCACGAAGAAGCCGTGGGTCAGCGTCGTCGGGGTCGTCGAAGCGAACGTGAACGTCGTGTCGATATCCGACGACAGCAACAGCGAGGTCACCGCCAGATACTTCTGCCCGCCGCCCGCGGCGACCAGCGTCTTAGCGCCGGTTTCCGCCGTCCACTTCACATAGGCTCTTGGCGGGGCCTCGGCGTCGCCGACATACGTATTCAACGGTGCATAGGGAGTGCCGGTCATTTGGTGAACTCCTTGACGAGCCTACGGGCTAATCGGGGATTATCCCGACAGAACCGGATAAAGCCTCGTTCGATGACTTGGGTTTGTTTCTCGGTCAGATCCGGCGGCCCGTTCAAGCACCCGAAGGCGTGAACAAGCTCATGCCAGAGCGTCTCCCACCAAACTCGGCCTTTAAGCCCGTATAAGGTTATGACCGCTTTGTTCACGTTTGGGCGCTTGTTCGCGCGGCGTGAACATTCGAAAGTTCCGAACGTGTCGCCGACCAAGCGCGGATCGTCGCTATTGACGACCCACACTTTATGACCGGCTACGCGCACGTAATTCGTTCTTAATCGGCCTTGGTATCGGCGCTTAGGCATGGTCAGATATCCACAAACAGCGTCTTGTTCAGCCCTTGGCGTCGCTCCTTGACGGCCTTGGGAGGTTTGACCTCGACGGGGCCGGTAAACAGCGAGCCGAACGTAGTGCGGCGCTCATCCCAACCGAACTCTTTGGCCCATTCCCGCAGCTTGCGGTCATGGTCGTTTTGCCGGACCTTGGATTCGTTCTTGGCGGCGTCGATGGACAGTCCGTACTGGAACTGTGCTACCGCGCCCGCCAGCGCATCCAAACGGTCGTCGTGCGGAATGCAGTCCTTCTCGCGCGTGCAGCGCGTGTACTGCCACCACAGGCGATACTGGTGCTGCTTGTCGGGGGCCAAGCCCGGAATCTCGGCGGCGTCGGCCGTCAAGACGCGGGGATGAACCACCAAACGGTGCGCCGACACCACCGGCTCCAAGGTTTCGATGATGCGTTTGGTCTTGTGGGCTGTGCGCGGAACCTTGACTCCCTCAAGGCCGCAGCGGTATGTCGCCAGCAGTACCGGCTGCAGCAACGTCCGGAACATGCCGTCGCCGAAGTCGTCTTCGGTCACGACGCGCTTGACTTGGTACTCTTTGGCGATGTTCGCCAGCGCCTGCAGGGTTTGCGGAGCATAGCCACTTCGGAAGCCACCAGACGCCAATAGGAAGAGAAACCCATTAAGGCGTTTGATGACCGCATAGGCCGTTTCGTCCGTACCGCGACCGGAGGGGTCGATGAACATGAGCGAGTCTTCATACGGGATGAAGTCGCCCTGCATCTTGTACGCCCTTTGCAGGCGGTCTCCGCGCAGCCCTTGGTTGGGCAACTGCTTGTCTTGGAACTCCGGGCTGGAAGTCCAGATCGGCAGCGGCGGCCCGAGATCGTGCGGCACGTCGGCGATAATCAAGTCGCTCAACCTCAGGGGATGCTTGTCGGCGTCCGAAGAAGACGAGTTCAGCATGAACTGCAGCCGATAGCCGCCCTTCATATTGCCGACGCGCTTCTCCAACAGCACTTCCAGCGGGAAGCGCGAGTCCACGGCTTGCCCGCCGTCAGCCTCGTCGATCAAAAGCACCGGCTCCTGCAGGGAGGGGTCGGACTCGATCTTCTTACGCAGCGAACCGGCCAGCCGGTCGCCGTAGAACGTCATATGCTCTTTGAGCGGATACTGCGCGGGCCAGATGCGGATGGTATAGCCACGATCCGGCAGTGTGGCGTACATCGTGTCTTCGCATTGCGGCGTCCCGAGAAAGATGATCTCGGAGTATTCCGGCTTGGCGATGTTGTCGAACTCTTTGACGATCTCCGACAGCTTGGCGCGCATCTCGACCGTCAAGGAGTTCTCGGCGGTCTCGATATCGTCGGCCACGATCAAGTCGGCGCGAGAGCCCGTAACCTGCCCGAAGACGCCGACGGCCTTGACCGACGGAGCCTGTGAGATCGGCGCGGGAGCCACGTCGAACTTCTCTTTGGAATTCCTTAGCTCGAAGTCCACGTCGCTGTGTCGCTTCACCCGCATGGCGGGATGCAGCCACTGTAGCTCGGGGATCTCAGCCAAGAACCGCAGGATGTACGTCGATTGTTCCAGCGCCTTCGACTGCGTGGCCGACACGATCAGCACGTTGATATCCGGCTGCCAGTAGAGCCTATAGGCGATGTACGCTCCCAGCAACCACGACTTTCCCGCACCGCGAAACGCCTGAATCATCAGACGCCGATGGCCCCGTTGCAGCTCTTTGGCGATATCGTACTGAGTGTCCGTCGGCGTCTTGTCCATGTGCTTGAAAACCAGCCACAGGAACTTGCGGAAGTCGCGCAGACTCTCGTCTTGAAAGTCGTGGTAATCCATTAATCCTCGTCATCCGCCGGGAACGCCGGAAGGGATTCCGACAACCGCTTGATCGGTCCGGTACGGGCCGCTGCGCCGCTGACGGTGATGTTGTTGGCCTTCAAGAAGGCGATGATCTGCGCGTACTCGGCGGCCGACACGGGATTTTCCGCGTCGGCTTCCTTGAGGCGCTTGAGCATCTTCGCCGCCGTAAGATCCAACAGCTTGTACGCCGTATTCTCCAATTCCTTGGCGGCGCTGCGTTCGTCGGCTTTGGGGTCCGTCGGTACGACGGTCTTACTTGCCAGCATGTTTCAGCTCCTTGATGTCTTCGCGCACCCCGTCCATTTTGGCGTTCAGGGTGGCGATGCTTTCGGCGATGTGCATTCCCTGCAGGGCGGAAGAGATGCGGGCGTCGATGCGCCTATCGACCTCGTCGGCCGTCGGGCGCTTGTCCATGTCCGCTTGCTGGTCGCTGAGGGACTTCTCGATCACCGACAGCTTGGTCTCGGTACGCTCGACTTGCGCCGAGAGCCGCCAACCAAATCCAAGGATCGCCACCAGCACGGGCGCAAGGAGGCCCGTCATGCGGGCCATTCCTTGTAGAAACGAAGCGTACTTGTTCAAGGGGATTTCGTTCGCCACTTTAGTCTCCCACGCGCTCGCAAAGCACGTTGCAAGATCCGATGGTCACGTCCGTCGATGCGGTGGAACCGGCCGCCGCGTGGACCGAGAAGGTCGTCGCCGCCGCCAAGCTCAAGATGAACGTCTTCGTGTAGGCGGCCGTAGCGAAAGTATTGGTTCCGCGCCGATCCAACATGTATCCGGTCGCAGGGTCGTTCGTGTTGTTGATCTTGTACGAGATGCTATTGGTTTCGTCGCGCAGCGCCGCCGTCGCCCCGTAAGGAGTAGACGTGTCGTTGTTCTTCCAGAAGATTTCGATAGCGACCTTCCACTTGCCCGCCGACAGCGTGAAGCGGTCGTTGGTGGCGTCGCAGACGATATCGTTGCCGGTGTTGTTCAGGCTGTCGGTAATGGCGTCCAGCCCGACCTTGGTACCGGCGTCGGAATCCCAAGTCGCCGAGGCCGTCGCCAGTACCGCCGAACCCGGCGTCACCGGCACCATCGCAAACGGGTGTTCGCGCAGGCCGTCCTCTTGGAGTTCTTGGAAGATGTACAACAACTGCAGGTATGAAGTGTTCAGGGCGTCTTGGTCCAGCGCCGCCCCGTCCGCATACGTCACTACGCGCCCTGCCTTCGTAGCTGGCGTGGAGCGGTATACTCGGATTACGCTTCCGGCGGTCAAGGGGCCGCTACACGTTACCGTGTACGCCCCCGACGTTCCGGAGACGGTGAACGACGTAAACGCCGCACCGTCCAAAGTCGCCGCAAGGTGCGCCGAAGAGACGGCCTCAAGGGTGACGGAGAGCGGCAAAGTGCCGCCCCCGCCCACCGACGAGGCCACCGTGAAGTCTTGATAGGTCAAGGCCATTAGATTCTCCCGGCGATTCTCGCCTTACGGATGGTGTTGAACGCCGTACCCAGCTCGGGGATTTCCTTGGCGGTCTTGTCGAACGCCGCACGGCGGTACTTGTTGATGATTTCGTTGATGGCGGCCACCTTCGGGGAATCCAGTCCCTCCCCGACGAAGTCGGAGGCTTCTTGGTATTTCCGCGAGGTCACCAGCTTACGGAGCGCGGCCTCAAGGCCGACCCCTCCCAGCTGAATGTCTTGGTGGTTCATCATCCAATGCTCGTAAGCGGACTTGCCGTCCGAGCCTTTAATGTCCCGCAAGTCGATTCCGGCGTACTCCGGTTTGGGCGGAGCGAAGCCGTGGCGCAAGCGGGCCATTTCGAGACGCACCGGGTCTTGGGAAACTTCCGCCGCGTCCGCAGGCACGAACGACGAGAACACCGGAGAGATGCCCCCGCCGAGCGACTGCCGACGCTTGATGACCGCTCCCAGCACGTCCCTCGAAGCTGGAAGCGAATCCGACATCCAAGTACGCGAGCGCCATTCATCAACCATACCGCGGATCTCGCGCATGGCCGGGTCGAACGGCGTCGTGGTTTGGTTCAAGAGCGACGGAGCGAAGAACGACGCGGCGATCTTGTTCAGAACGAGCGTGCCCTTGGCCTCGGGATCTTGGAGCGCGTTGATGACTCCCGAGAGCCCCATCAGGTACGACTTCTTCGTCAGGTTGTTCGTGACGGCGGTGATAATACCGGACACGATGCCGTGCGCATCCGCTTCGGACTCTTGGTCCGCCGGATGTGCGTTGGCGTGCGTATCGACCAGATCGGCCGCGATACCAAGAATGGTCGCCAAAGGCTCGACGTGGGCGTAAGAGACGTACTGGCCGCCGATCTTGATGGAGTACGGCAGCCAACCGGCCGCCATGAGTGTAGCTCGCTGGTTCTTGTCTTTGGGGCCGGAGCCGGTGATGTCGCCACTACCGGCCGAAGCCAGCACCGTCGCCACCAAGCCCGTACCGACCGCAAGGCGGGTCATCGCCTCACCGGCTTGCGCGCCTCCGGCCGTGATCTCCTTCATGAACCGTCCGGTGACCAAACGCATTTCGGCGTTGGGATTCCCGGCGAACCGCTCTCCCAGCTGGATGGCCTTCGAGAGCGTGAACTTGGCCGCGCCGAGAGCGTCGAGCCGCGAAGCGCCGAACTTCAAGATGTTGATGGGCGTTCTCACGAACGGAATCAACAAGCGAAGAATCGGAATCTGCGTCAATACCTCTTGGACGTGACGGCCCACCACGTCTACAGCCCCGCCGAGGCCGTTGTCACCCATTTCCTTGGCGAGCGGTTTGGTGAACGTGGCCTCTTCGGTCCAATTCAAGGCGTTCTCGCTCGCCTTCCAAGTACCGTCAGCCTTCATCTTTTCGACGCGGCGGGCGGCTTCGGAGTGCGAGACGGAGTTCAACTGCGCTTCGTCGAGGCCCTGATAACGGGGGTTATCGCGGAACTCGGACTTCACGTCGTTGAATACCTTTGAATACGACATGGCTTCGCCTCGCGCGGCCAGCCTCGTGGCGTTCTCCGTAGCGTAGGCGGCGGCTTCCGCCACCGACTTGCCGGACTCGATGCCGTTGCGGAACAACTGCACCCGAAGCTCGGCCCGGTAGTCCAGCTGCTTCCAGAACTCGTCGGACGCCTGCAGAATGTTCGAGGGCAGGCGCACCACGCGCCCAACGGCGTCCAAGTACGATCCGATCTTCGTACCCTCTTGGCCGCGTCCCGACGCGCTGAGCGCCGAATCGCGGATGCCTTCCACGCTGCGGGTGGCCTTACCCAGCAGCGTCGGCTCCTCGGACTTGAACGAGGCCCACGCGATACGCGCGGCGTCGCCCACGTCTCCGATCATCTTCGTCAAGTACAAGAGCGGCTCGTACAGCGGAGCCATCGTACCGCTCTTAAGGGCCGCCGCGCCTCCGCGAAGAGTCAATTCCAGCGGCCTCCACAGGAACGTGTTAAGTCCCGAGAAGGCGTTGGTCACGATGGTCTTCGGACCGCTCAACAGGCCGTTGATGAAGATTTCGTTCAGAATGTCCACCATACCACGGTGACCGGCTTCCTTGTCGAGCATCTTCAAGAAGACGCCCACATCGCCACCAGCCTCCCGCAGCAGATCGGCGTTCTTGCTGCTCAACTTGGTCAAGATACCGGCCATCTTGCCGGAATCTTCGACCGCGCCCAGCGCCCGCAGCACGCCGAGAGCGCGCTTACGGCCGCCGAAACGATTCACGATATCCGCCACGTCTTCGGGGCGAATGCCCATCGCGTCCATTTGTTGCCGGAGGGTTTCCGACACGTTGCGGTCTTGGCCGCGAGCCTTGATGAGTTCTGCTTGCCGAACGGCGTCTTCGCCCGTCAGCTTGGGATTGTGGTCCGCATAGATGCCGGGAGCGTTGGGGTCGATGCCCGCCGCACGGGCACGGGCGTCCGAAGCCTCGCGCGTCGCAGCCAAGTCGGCCGCCGGAGTTCCGGTTCCGCCTTCCGTCTGTACGCCCGTCGCATCCGCCGCCGCATTGGCCTCGTTCAACCGGGCTTCGCGTTCCGCCGCAATAGCTTCGGGAGACATGCCCCCGCCGCCTTCGGTCTGAACATTGGCGGCGTCCGCAGCCTTACGGGCTTCGTCGAACGCAGCCATATCCGCCTCTTGCTTGGCCTTGAGGCGGGCAGCCTTCAACTCTTCCTTGGTGGGAGGAGCAGCCTTTTCGGTAGGCTTGGTCGCCTTGAGGGCTTCCCCGCCTTGGGCGTCGAAGTTCAACTCACCCGGCGCAGCCGAGGGCGTTGCCGCCTTTGGGAGCGACGCTGCCGCATCCGGAGCCGCCGCTTTGGTCGCCGCAGCCGTTGTGCCTCCGGACGCCGCAGGGACCGTTTCAGGGGCCGTAGCGGACGACGGGGCGTCAAAGTTCAACTCCCCGGTTCCACCCGCACCGTTTGCGCGGGCAGCCCTGACTTCCCGGCCCGCCTTAATGGCGTCCAGAATCTCCCCGGCCGTCTTCGCCCCCACCGGAATCTTCCCAGAGGCAAAGGTGCGCGATTGCATCAAGACGGCCTTGCGGGCGTTGATGGTCGCCCCGCGCGTCCGGTTGATGAGCGTCAAAGCGACGGCGAGTTCTTCGTTGCTGATGGTCCCGTCGAGGACTTTGGGCTTGAAGGTCCGAATGACTTCGGCGGCCTTGGTGGCCGACTGCACCATGACGGCCTTGGCGACCAAGAGCGTCGCCGCGAACTTCCGTCCCAGCTCGGGGCTCTGCGCCGCCAGTTTGGCGGCCACGTCGATCTCGTTGCCGAACGTGCCGCCCAAAGAAGCCGAAAGCTCCTTGATGGTATCGACCAGTTGCGGCAGCATGACCTCCGGCTTCGCCGACGGCAGCTTGGACAATTCGCTATTGTGGAGTGAAGCGTCCACCTTTTCGATGGTCCGGATGATGTCAATGGAGCCGTCCGGCGCATAAGCCGCAGGCACCGGCAGGTAATCCAGCTTCTGAATGACCTCGGCGGCCAGCTCACGATCCCGCAACACGTCGCGCACCGTCGCCTGCGTACCGTCGGGATTGACGGCACCTTCGGCGATGGGAGCGGCGTCTTGAATGACCTTGGCCTGCTCGTCGATGAAGTTCTTGACCGTCTTCAAGTCCGGAGACTCGCCGGACAGATCCGGCTTGAACGCTTTGGCGTCCCGGCCGATCCCTCCGGGCAGATTCAGGCCGACGCGCTCCATGCGCCCCGACATGAACTCCTTGAAGAGCATATCCGATTCCCGAATCCCGAACTTGGACGCGAAGGCGCGGGCCGTTTCCGCCAGCCACGTCTTGCCCGCCTGCAGGATGCCCGTCGAGATGCCCTGCTTGCGGGCGATGCCGGGGGCGATCTCCGCGAGCGTGCGGTCCTTCATGGACTCGGCCCACCACTCTTGGAGGTTGGTGTACCGATAGGTCAGCGACGCATTACGCAGCGCCGTGGGGCGATCCACTCCCTTGGCGACTTGCTCCGCGACGGTCAGCACCTTGCCTTCGGCGACGGCGTTGCCGACGACGCCACCGGCTCGGACGACCCCATCGCGCTCAGCCATGAACTCGCGTCGAAGCAGTACGGCGTTCTCCGGCGTCAGGCGCTTCTCGAAGGCGTGCCAAACCTCGTGCAGCAGCGTATCCGAGAATTGCCCGTCTTGGATGGCCTTGTTGGTCACCCGGATCAAGTCCGTGGCGAAGTTATAGTCGCCGTAGACTCCGGCCTTCTCGGGAATGTCGCCCAGCACCAGCTTGATGTTGTCAAACAGGCGCTTGCCGACGCGCTGGATGAACGTATCGACGACGGCCTTGTCTTCCGGCTCGATGGTCGGAACCACGGCGTCGGCTTCCGCCTTCGTCATGGTGCCTTCGTTGACGGCTTGGGTCGCTTCGTCGATGCGCTTGTTGATCGTTTCGACGATACCGGAGCCTTCCGGCTTGGTGTCCGTCGGAACGCCTTCGGGAGTAGAAGCCGCCTCGGCAGGCTTGAACTCATTGGTTGCCGTAGCCTCGGCACCGAACGTCTCTTCGTTCAGCTTGGGATCCGGCTCCTTGACGACCGGCTTGCGGTCCACCACGGCCGGAGCGGCCTCGTCGCCCAAGATGCCGGAGACGGCTTCGTTGACCGTTCCCGGCTCATAAGCCGCACGCCGCGCGTACTCGGCCGCGATATCCGCCTTGAGGCCGGAATCGAGGGCGATGCGCATGGCGCGTGCGCCGCGCTTGACTCCTCGGAGCGAAGCCCCGAGAGTCTTGGCGATGCCTTCGCCGATGGGGTTGGTGATGAGCCCTTCGACCACGTTCTTCACGCGCCCCAACAGCTCGCCGTCGTCCGGTCCCGCCGCCAAGAAGTCCGTGATGGGATTCCGCAGCTCGGGGACCGATTGCACCAGATTGGACAGACGCCCGTCGTGACCGTCGAAAGCCACCGCGTCGGCAAACGCCATACGCGACAGACTCGCCACGGTCGCCGCCGTCCCGCCCTCTCCGGCCAGCGCCCCGAGAGCTTGGAAGCCCTTCCCGAGAGCGCCGATGCCGCCGAGAGCGAAACCAGCACCGAATTGTGTGATGCCTTCGATGAGGCTACCGGCCACGGATTGCGGCCGGTCGATGAAGCGGTTGTTCCAATCCGGCAGGAAGTCGCCGGTCACCTTGTCCACCAGATTGTAGGTGGACTTGGCGAATCCTTCGATGCCCGCGCCGATGGCCCTCGGAACGTCCGACAGGCTGAAGAACGGGCGTCCCGATTCCGGCGTATCTTCCGGCACCATGAACTTATTCATGGACGCCGGACCGCCGACGGAGGGACGAATCCCATAGGTATCGTAATCAAGCTCGGGCATTAATAACTCCTGTTATTTCGGAGGCAGCGGAATTCCCAATAGGGCGCGCTGCGACGAAAGCAGCGAGGACATGACGTACTTTTGCGTTTCAGGGTCTTTGGAGCCGTAGCCGAGAACCTCCATGAGTTTGGTACCGTCGGCGACGACCGTGGGATCGTCGGCCTGCCAGCCGTGTTCAAACGCCTTAAGCTCGTCGGGGCTCTCGAACAGCGGGATGAGGCCCAAGTGGTTGGCGACGGCCTTGCCGATATCCGGAGGCAGCTCGACGTACTTGTGGTCGGGACTGACGGTGTTCTTGAGCGCCAGCAGCGTGTTGACCTTGCGGGCAACGGCGACGGCAGGCTTGTTGTCTTCCGACTTGGCACGCCAGAACCCCATAGAGTCCTGCTCCAATCCGGTGTAAGTCCACGTCGGGTGTTGACCCTTGAAGTCGTCCAGCACCTTCTTGGCTTCCACCTCCGGATCGAGAACTCCCGGCCCGTAGGCACTCATGACTCCGGCATTCAACTCGGAGTAGTGAATGCCCTGTCCCTGTAGCATCAGGGCGAACGATTCCACAGACTTGTCGATGGAGCCGTCCGGAGCGATCTTGCGCTCCTGCAGGTCGTGAACCAGCGCCTGTCGTCCGGACACGACCGAGTAGCCGGGCGCGCCTGAGCGCCGCTCGGACAGCGACGCCATAGCCTTGTCGGTATCGAAGTGGTTCGTGAACAGACCCGGCAAGTCGTACTGCGGGTACTTGTCCACCAGCGCCTTATCAGGCTTGTCGGGAACGACCCAATTCTGCTTGATGCCTTCGGTCTTCTTCAAGACCTCAGCGGCCGGAATCTCGTCGGCTTTCCACAAGCTGGTGAGCTGAGCGGTCGCCTTCGTGTCCGCTTTGGTCTCTTGCGCCACCTTGAGGGCGGCTTCGCGGACCGTGGTGTTCATCTCGGCCGCGTGCGCCGTCTGGCTCTTGTACAGGTCCATCAGTGGCAGGCCGGAAGCGGCGATGTACTTGGTATGGAACGCCGTTTCGGTGTCCATCGCAAAGCGGTTGGTCGCCGCTTCGATCACGTCCTGAGAGGCTCCGCGACGGGAAAGGGCGGATTCGATGCTGGCAATTCCGAGAGCTTTGGCGTTTTCCTTTGCGGTAACAATGGCGTTTAGCGCCGCTGCCCGAATAGACTCGCGCTTGAACTCAGCCTCTTGCGCATCGGCCGGAGTCATAGCCCCCGCGTCGATGTACCGCTTGTAGATATCCGGAGTCCACTCTTTCTTGTAGTCGTCCGCAGCAACCTTGGCCTCTTGCACCAAAGCGTTGTGGGCGACCAGACGAGCGCGCGTAGAGTCGCGGAACGCCTCGAAAGCCTTGCGGGCCGGTTCAACCTGCTTGGGATCTCCGGACGCCAGCGCCTTACCGAGATTCTGGTGCAACTGCTCGTACTGAGCAAGGTCGCCCGACACGTCGATCTTGCCGTTACCGGCCTTTTCGAGCGCGTTGATCTCGTTGAGGGCTTGCTGCCGGGGTACCGACGAGCCTTGGTCCGTGTCGGCCTTGGACCGGAAGTCGGTGGCCTTGGCGATACGGTCATACAGCTCGGTACGCCGTTCAGCCGGAGCCAGCTCGACGGCGGCCGAAGCGGCCGAAGGATTCCCAGCCTTGACGGCGGCGTCTACGGCGGCCGAAGCGGCGCGATATCGCTCCTCACGGGCGAATACGCCGTCGGAACGATAGTCGTTGGCGATGGCCCGGAGACGCATGACGACGGCGTTGCGGCCGGAGTCGCTCAGGCCCGCGTAGGCTGCGTCGGTCTTGACACCCTTAATCATTTCGCCGATAGCCAGCACGGCCTTGTAGGGATTATCGACGGCGACCGACCCAAGGTCTGCTTTACCGACGGCGGCGTCAGCCAACTGAGCGGCCTTGGCTTGCTCTTCGCGGTAGGCGCGTCCGGCGTGTTCATCCGCCAAAGACGCCCGACGATCCAACGACTCTTGCAGAGCCGCCAGCCTCGGACCGTACTCGGGATGTTGGTCGAGACGCGACCCGGCGACCTTAGCACCGCGCAGCGAGTCCAGCATATGCGCCGCGCCTTCGGGATCGTTGATCGACATGCGGTCGATGAATCCTTGTACGGACGAGAACGCCACCAGATGCGGGTCTTTGATGCCGTCCTTATAGGACTGGCCTGCGGCGTCTTCGACGGCCTTGACGAACATCGCCGGGTCTTTCGGCCCTTCGGTCTTCATCATGTCGTCCAGCCCGCGCCCCGTCTGTGAAATGGTCAGCGTCGTCGCTTGCTGCTCGCGTTGCTTGTTGATGGCGTCGCGGTATTCCGCCGCCGTCTTGAGATTCGAGCCCGCCGCCGTCTCGTACAGTGAGGACCGCAAGAAGACGCTCTTGGCGACTTCGGGGTCCAAGTCCTTGGTGAGATCCTTCCAGACTTGCGTCTGAATGTCTTCGGCGGTCTTCGGCTCGGGATACAAGCCCGTCACCGGATCGGGGATGTTCTGCTTCTGACGGGCGTCTTCCAACGCCGCAGCCGAAGCGGCGTGGTAGCGGTTTCCCAGCTCCGCGCCCAGCAGTTCCCGATACGCGATACGAAACTCCGGCGACAGATTCTTGTCGGGGAGCGTCTTGTTCAAAGCCGCCGCAATCTCAGCGGGGCTTTTGGCGTTCTTGGCGACTTCGGCTCCAGCGCCCTTTCCGGCGTTGGTGTTGTCAATCTTGTTGACTTCGTCGATTTGCTTGATGAACGGAGCGACGGAGCCCGTCAAACGCCCAAGGGCTTCAAACAGGGAACCGTTCAAGGGCTGGGCCGACTCATTGAATCGTTCCGCCAGCCCAAGGTAGTTGGGGACCGCCAGCGGCGTCGGGCTCGCCGAGGGGGCGAACATGACCTCCCTCAGCGGATTCGGATTGTTACGCGGCATGGGGCCTCCTTATGGGATCTGCAACACGCTGGGATCGCCGTAGAACGGACGAGTCGAAACAGCGGCGCGCGGTGCGGCCGGTTCCGGCATATGGTCTGCCGGGGACGAGAACGTGCCCCCGGCGGCGCTGTACGCGGACAGCCCGCTCGAAGCGGCGTTCAAGCCTTGGGTGAGCCAATTCACGCGACGACGCGGCGCGACGGTGGCGTTAATTTCTTGCGATCTGAGTTCGGAGCCGACGGCCGCCTTGGAGTCTTCAATGGACATACGGCGGGCGCGCTCGTTTCGCAGCACGGTGGCGGCGGCGACGGAGGCTTGGGACTCGTAGTCGTCCAACAGCGCCTGCAGGGAGTTACCTCCCCCGATGCCGCCGGTAGCGGCTGCGGTCTTGACGGCCCCGGCGGCCCCGCGAGCGTCCTTCATGATCGACTGGATCTCGGACGATGCGGCGGCGGCCTCTTCGGATTCTCGACGGCCCAGTTGGCCGTACTGAGTGAGCGCCGAGTCGCGGGCTGCGGCTACTTGGCGCTTGGACATTTCGACGGCGTTGCGGTGCGCAGCCTTGGATTGGGAGTCGGCTTCCAACCCTTGAGCCACGGACGACACCATCGACACGCCCGCAACGATGATCGGAGCAGCAATGGGCATTATTCACCGCCAATCGCAAATAGGGCGTACTTACCGAACGCCTCGAACGACGCCCCGACGTGCTTCAACAGCGGGATGCGGTTCTTCAATAGACACTTGGGGACCACTCCCATCAAGACGCCGAAGCGCCCCGTCAAGTAGTCCGCAATTTTACGCGACACGGCCAGCGTCTTGCGCGGTGACCTGAGCATGTACTCGTCCAGCTCGGGAGTCCCGAAGACCCACGCTTGTGGGTAGTCCACGCCGCGATAGTTGATGGCCCCGCCGACGCTGATGATTCCCAGCCGACGGCCGGAGTCATTGGAGACCAACGTCCAGCACTCGACGGAATGCGAGTAGCAGGCCAAAGCCGCCGTCAGGGGCTTCGTCTTGAAAGTTCTGACGGCTTCTTGGTCGTTCTCTCGCAGGTTAGCGCCGATCTCTTTCACGTCTTCGGAACACGTCGGAATGACATGCACGCCGCAGGCCGTTAGTTCCTTGCGCGCCCACGCGCCGAGACTCGATGCGTCCATGTCACCCCCTGTAGCGAGAACGGGATCGGCCCGTCGCAGTCGATTTCAATAGAGACTTGGGTTTCTTTGCCCAGCACGGAGAAGCGATGCCCTCCGCTTACCGGAGTGACCTCGCCCACCAAGCTGCCGACGGTTCCGATGCCGGAAGCCGCTTGGCTCTCGAACGTGCGCCCGTCCGCAAAGTTGATCTTGACGACGAACGGTCCGGAGCGGTCGTGCTGAATGACTCCATAGAGAACGGTCGCCTCCGGGTCATACGAAGCATAGCCTCGTTGATCTTTGAGGAGCGGCCGGTCGATCTTCAAGTAAGCCCTATATTGGACTCCTCCGTAGACGGTCGCTGCGGTCTTGTCGCCCGTGACGGCGGCATAAGCCGCAAAGCCCGGTCCGGCGCTTTGGGTCAATACGTTGTATAGCGCCCCGTCGTCCGATACCAGTTGGAGAACGTCTCCGGTCTCGATCTGGTACGGGAACGTGAAGACGGTTTCGTTCAAGGCGGAGTCGTAAGACGCCGTCAGTCCTGCGCCGGTCTTGACGCGGCGGTCCAACGAGATTCGATAATCAAACCCCGTGTCGGACTCGTCCAGTGTGGTATCGAAATGCTCCAGATAGAAGCCGTCGGTATGGTTGAAGACCATATACAGCTTCGTCCCGAGGACGCGATACGAAGTCAGATTGGTCGAGAACTTATAGCGCGTCCAAGACGCATGATCCTTTTGTCCGCCGTTCCACATGAAGCGGTGGACAAACAGCTTGTTCATGTTAGTGTCTTGGGCGAACACGGCGTCGGTGCCGGGATCGGCGATGATGCGCCGTAGATGCCCGATCCAATCCGGCAGGGCTGCGGTGATATCCGCAGAGGCGAATTGAATGCCGGTAGCGCCGGTACGCACCAGCTCTTTGACGGCCCCGTAGATCCCTCTGACTTGCGGCAGAAAGACGGAGCGGCCGTTGGCGACTGCGCGGCAGCGATACGTGGAGTCCGTTTCGGCGGCCTGCACGAAAGCCATTTGCACCGTAGCAGGCGTCAGCGTGCCGTCGTAGTACAGCGCGTGTTGACCGCGTTTGGAGTGCAACAGCAACAGCTCGTCGTTGGGGGTTCCGCCCAAGAAGCGGACCAGATTGGGGCCGGAGCCTTGTACGTCGATGGGGTCCGAAGGAACGACGGAGCGCACCGACGTTCTAAACAGATTGAAGGGTTGATCGACTTCCGACAGCGTGACGGACGAACCGGCGACCAGACCAAGGCGGTTCTGCCAGTAGATCACGTCCTCGATGGGCACCGAGGTCTGTGCGGAGTAAGTCGGGTAAGCCCCGTTGAGTCCTTGTACGAACGACGGCCAAGGGTTCGTGCGGTCGGCACCAACCAAGCGGTCGGCCCACGGCAGGCGCGTCCAACGGAATTGGTAGACGCCGCCGGAGAAGAACCGCTCAAGGGCGTGCGGCATGGTCGAAAGATCCCAAGACGTGTACGTCCCGTAATCGACCGTCTCTTCCCAATGACCTTCACCGAACGAGGCGTTCGTGGGATCGTTCGCCACGAACTTCACGAAGTAGTCGTCGGCGTCCGTCTCTCCGGAGGCTGAGACCTTGATCTTAAAGCCGTCTTTGCAGACGGTCGGCAGATCGGAAATGTCCTCGACCGCATCCAGCATGGCGACCAGCGAGTTGTTGCCGTCGCCGTCCGAGACCCGCACCGCCGTTACCGGCTGCGGGACTCCCAGCACGACCCAGTTGCCCGTGATACGGACGACGGAGCCGGTGGCCGTAGCCGTGATAGCGCCGCCTGTAGGGCCTGCCAGAGCCGCCGTAAGCAAAGCCGCCAGATTGGTGGCGATGGTAGACGAGTCCGGGGCGACCTTGCCGACCGGGGGAACGACCGGAGGAGACTGCGCTTGGGTGTACGTCGTCGAGGTCACCGAGTAGGTGGCACCGCCGACCGTAACCGCCACGGTATATGTACGCTCATAGTTAGCGCGTTTCACGAACACGAAGGACTCGGCCGTAGAGGCTTTACTGGCAGCCGTCGTCGAGGCCAGCGCCGGGAGGGTTCCCGTATGCAAGACGATCAGATAATCGCCTGCGTCCAAGCACCGCAAGTAAGCGGCGTCGGATACGCCCCCGAGATAGTTGTAGTTCGGCGTCCCGGCCTTGAGGGAGACTGTCGCTGCAGCCCCGGTGTCGGCGTCATAGACGACGGGGGTTGAGCCGCCTTGGAGCAGAACGCCGTAACGGGTTCCGTCCCGATGCTCCCAAATGTGTTCCGCAATGTCCTTGGTGCGATCCACGCCCGCCACCGTCAGCTTGGCGATATGGCGGGTGGGAGCGCGCTTGCTGCATCCCCTCAACGGAGAGAACTCGACGTTCTCAGCGTCCGTAATTCCGGGCGGCGCTCGCAAAGGCGCAGCTTGTCGGTTGACGCCGACGCTAAAAGCTGCGGGGGGAGAAAGAGTCTTCATGAATTAGCGCCTCCCAAGCCGAGTGTAATACGACAGGTTGAACTTGTCCAACATCCCGTAGCGTCCCGGCGGCAACAGAAACTTCTTGTACATGACGCGAGCCCGAGACAATTCTTGCCCGGTGACGGTCATCTGCGCTTGGTCGGCCAGTCCCGCTGCGACCGTATCTGCGGCGGAAGCGATGACGTAAGCCTGAACGGGTTGGGGCATGGTATCGAACGTCCGCAGCGTAATGACGCGCACGGTGAACGAAGTCCCGTAGCCCGACAGCGTGCCGGTGTTATTTACGGCATCCCAAAGCTGTCTGCCGCGCATGGTGAAAATGTGTTCTTGGGTCGGTTCATACGGGAGAACGTCGATAACGTCGTCCAGCCAAACCTCGCCACTGGTATCCGGAGTCACCGTTCGCGGTTCGATGTTCCAGAATTCCCCCTCGGCGCACACGGTCTTGCGGGCGTAATCCAAAGCGGCCCGCGCCGCCGCAACCGAGGGTGATTGCGGCGACACGAGCGAAGTAACCGGGGCCTCTCCGGTCAGCTGCAGGATGCGATTAACGCCGTCCAATTCAGAATAAGCCATTGAAGCCCCCTTGGATTACGGATTGACGATGATGCCGCAAGCCTCCGGCTGCCAGTACGTGGCACCCGTGATTTGCGACGTGCGGATCAGGGTTCCGCCCAGCTCCGTCTTGTAGTCGGTCTCGACCTTAAACCCGCGAGCCGTACCCACGGCCACCGCCTTCGGAGCCCACGCGATAGCGACGAGCTTGGAAGCGTTGAACGTGTAGTCGTTGCTCGAAGAGGTCGAGAGCTGCGCGTTCTGACGCGCCGCCGTAACGGCCGCCTGCGCCGAATCGCCGTTAGCGACGCCGGAGCCGGTGTAGCCGGTACCCGAGAACACTTGCGAAGCCGAACCCGCGTTATCGCCCAACGCGAGCGTGTAGTTACCCTTCGTCTTGCTACCGGCCGTCGAGGTCGGGAGCGTGATCGTGTTGTTCTCGAAGGGACCGTTGGTCGTCTGGATGATCTCGAAACCGTACACGCGCTCGATCATGCCCTGAGCGTACTGCCCATTGCCCGAACCGGCGTTGTACTGGATATCGAACAGATCCTTGTTGTTGCAGATGAGCTGATAGTTCTTCGGGCTCATCGCAATCTTGCGACCCGCCAGCGGAACGTTCTTCTCATCCATCGCAATACGCAGCGACTGCAGCGACGTAGCCAGCACCGACGCCGACGGGCTCGAAGAACCCGCGCAATCGTAACCGGCGACCGCCGTAGCCGTCACCTTGTTGCCGCCCGGATGACCCGTGAAGATCGCATCCGCAGCGACGTTCGCACCGTTGGCGATGCAACGCGCGATGATGTTGTCAATGGCGCGTGCGTGCGCCACGCCCAGCTCGTCCGCATAGATCATGCGGGTCGGCAGGTGCGAAATAAGCTCGTCCCACTCGTCAACGACGACGCCCGCGACGAGCGGCTTATCGACGTACAGGGACCGCTCCGCGCCGCGCACGGAGGTCAGAAGCGCGTTGGCCTCGACCAGCATGTTGACGCCGGTGCCCTGATAGCCGACCGCTGCACGGCCGAAGTAGGGGAGCTGAATGGCCTTGCCACGGACTTGGAAGTGCGTGACCGAAGGCATGAACACAAGATTTTCCTTATAGGCGCGGGCGATTTCACCGCCGAACATCTTAAGGAAAAGGGCGTCACGGTCGCCGGACGCATTGCTTTGTCCGGGGAGCGACTCGCCCCAAATGGAGCTGGAAAGACCCAGCTGCATCGAATTAGGATAACTCACAGAGAATCTCACTAATCGAACTGAACGGAAACGAGTAAGGCCGTAAGGCCACGCGCTTCGGTCCTGCCTTAATCTGATGGTTCGTACAGTCGATTGTCGCCCGTAGGCGGTCGTGACTACTGAATCATTTCAGATAGGCGAAGTTAGCACACCAGCAAGGAGTCGAACCCTGCTTCAAAGGATTTGGAGTTCTTTGCTTACGCCGGTAAGCCTGATGTAGAATTGTCCGAAATGGTGGGGTATATTTCTGACAAATAAAAATGCCCACGGAGCCGTTTACAAGGCGTACTCCGTGGACGGCTACGGGAGCGAACCCCCGTAGGATGATAGGAGAACCCGGACTCGAACCGGGAACCCCCCGCGTATCAGGCGGGCGCTCTAACCAATTGAGCTATTCTCCAGCAGTCCCAGCAGGAATCGAACCTACAACCGGCGCATTAACAGTGCGCTGCTCTACCAATTGAGCTACAGGACTAAGATGGACGCGCCGGGACTTGAACCCGGAACCCTCTGCTTGCAAGGCAGATGCTCTCCCAATTGAGCTACGTGCCCGTTGGGGGCCGAAGCCCCCGTATCGTTACCGACGCGCCGCACGCTGCAGCATTGCCGCAGCCTTGCGCGTCACTTCCGCCGTATAGCGCGGATCAACTCCGTACCGCTTGTCCATTTGCGCATGGAGCAGTTCGGCGTCGCTGCGGAATCCGCCGCCGTCGAAGGCGTCCACGGTTCCGCCTGCCGGATCGACCGGCACGGAGTTGCCTCCGATGCGCCCGTGCAGCCAGTCCACCGCGAGCTTCATCTTACTGTAGTCGCCCGAACCCATGATCTCGTTATACGAGGCGATCTCGGACGGATTCAGCACGGAATTGGCCTTGGAGACCGCCTCCTTGTAGCCGTCCGCTCCGCCGAACTTGCCCATCACCATGTCGGTCGCCGCTTGCGAGGCGAACGCGGCGTTCTTAAGGGCCGTGTCAACCAGCGCGTCGGGGATACCGGCCTTCTTAAGCGCGGCTTTAGTTTCCTCCCCCAGCTTGCCGGTCGTCGTGTACTCGGTCAACGCGCCTTCGAGCGGATTCGCCGCAGGCTGCGTACCACCAGCAGGGGCTGCCGGTTTGCCTGCCAGAGCATCCGCGAGACCGTTGGTGCCGCTCGGGGCGGCCCCACCAGCGGACTTTGCCGCGCCAAGTTTTGCTTCAAGAGCCTCATAAGCCGCCGCAAGGTCGGCAGGACTCTTGAATTTCGGCGGCAGCCAATCAGGACGCGACGGCTCCGGAGCGGGAGCGGGTCCGGCTTGACCGAGGGAAGTCGGCAGAGTAACAGAGGTGACGTTTCCCTTTTGAGCAATGATCGTCTCCTCGCCGTTGTTCTTGGGAATGGGCTGCGTATTGGGCAGCCCGTCGTTCATGTCCATGTCGAGTTCAAAGGTCTTACCCATCTTGGTTCATTGCTCCTTGGATTGCTTCCGGGTTCTGCTCAACGGCGGCTTTCGCGGCCGGTCCGGCCCCGCCCTTGACGGCGGCGACCAGTGCTTCGTGCTGCATTGCTTGCTGCTGAGCTTGCTGCGCTTCTTGGGCGATCTGCGCGTCGCTCTTGATGATGTTCAACGTCGAAATGCCCAACGCTCCCGCCAGCAGCTTGGCGACCGAGGACGACTTCGAGATACGGGCGAACTCTTGCGGACCGTACATGACTCCGATGGCTTGCGCGAACATCTGCAAGCGGGAAACTTCCGCCGTGCGCCCCAACGCCTCCAGTCCGGTGATGATTACCGGCTCGGCGACTCGGGCTACGTCGTTGAATTGACCGCCTTTCGAGAGGCGAGCAAAGGTGCGACGAATCAGCGGGTACTGTAGAGAATGAGCCAGCATGGAGTAAACGCCGCCCAGCGTCGATTCCAGCTCGCTCGCAATCAGGCGAATCTCTTCCGCCGTCACGCGGTCGCCTTCGCGGCGCACGGCGAACGACGACAAGAACGCCGCACGGACGCGGGCGATGATCTTCTCAAGAATCTGCGACGCGCCGCTGATATCTGCCGTCTTTTGCACTTGGACGAAGTTCACGTCTTCGGTGCGTCCGGTGCAGAAGCCGCCGTTGGGCGTCTCCATGACCTCTTTCGGGTCGGTCATTCCGCCCGGATTGACGAGGCCCACTACGCGGGACATGACAGCGGCGGCAGCCACGGTCGCCTTCGATAGCGCCTCGATGGCGTTGAAGTCCCCGAGGAAGTCTTCAACCAGTCCGCGCCCGTAATGCTCGCGCGGCAACAGCGAGTACGTCAGCGCCAAGATGGGCTGCTCGTCTTGCTTGTAGTACGACGCCGCACCCAGCTTGACCCCGTTAGGCAGTTCCTGCCAAACCATGTAGCGGTTGTTTTCCATCAGCAACTGACAGGTATAGACCGCAACCTCGGACTTGGCGTCCTTACAGTCGAGCGGCAGCGTTTCCTTGGGGCCGTCGCCGTCTTGGTTGTTTTGGTCGGCGCAGCAAGCAGCCGCCGCGACGCGATACGCCGTCGGGATCTGCTCAAGTGCGACCATCGTCTTCAAGATGATGCGCTTGTAGCGGTCACCGGCGCGCTGCGCGACGTAGTTCGTCAGCGGCACGCACGTCAGCTTGTCGTCCGGAGCCCACACGACGGCGGAACCCGCGACGATCAATTGTCGGATGGTCTGAAACAGCTCCCCGCGCGGGGACGAAGCCTCGAATGCCTTGATGATTTCCGCCTCGACTTCCGCCAAGCGGTTGTCCAGTCGGCTTCTCAGCTCATCCACTTGGTCCGCGCCTTCGGGTCCGGATTGCTCGCGGGCCTTATTGAACGCCTTCTCGGCTTCGGGGATCACCCGCAAGCGGAAGAAGACGCTACCGGGCGGGAATAGCGCCAGCATGATCTTGTTCGCCAGCCCGTTGATGGACTCGGCCCCGACCGAATTGAAGCGGTTCGACAATTCCTGCATGGACGTGTCGCCGATCTGCGACAACAACGCCGGAATGGTCAGTCGGGAGCATTCTCTGGCGCGATCCAAATAGGGTCGGCGATTAGACGCCAAAAGCTCATAAAGCTGCTTGAGGGTCTTGGGGGCCTCGGCGCGAACCTCCATGTACTCGGCCATTACGCGCCCCCGCCCAGCGGAGAATAGCCGTTGGTCGGCCCGCCGGGAATGGACAGCGGGCTCGGGGGAGCCGCGTCGGTAATCAGGAGCGGATTGCGCTTGCGCTTCTTGATCGCATCAGGAGCGGAGGCGTCTTTGGCGGTCTTTTCCGCTTGCGGCGGCGGCTGATAAACCGTCGGAGGCGGGAGATCCGGCAACTTGGGTTGGGAGATCGTCATGCTTTAGGCCCTTCTTGCGCCAGACGATTCTGGAGCAATTCAAGTTCTTGGTACAGCTGTAGGCGGCTGCGATGCCACGCGATTTCTTCCAGACTCATGGTCTTGGCACTCCCGACGATGCGGGCGAACGCCTCATGACCGCACAAGTCCCTGAAATACGCCAAAGCGTCGTCGGTAAGCCAACCCAAACCGTTCTTAGTGGGCCTCGCAATAGACATTATTTACCCCCTTCCAGTTCCTTTTCCAGCGCAAATAGCACGGACGTAGCGGAATGTGCCAAGTGCGGCAGCTTGGATTCCGGGTCCAAGTATTCTCCGTCAAGAGCTTGGAACAGATGCCGGAGGGCGGCGGCGATATACCGCTTACGGCCGTCAGGGAACTTGCGCCAGTTTTCGGGAGCGTATTTCTTGGCTCCGTAGTTCAGCGCGCGGCCGACTTCCATGATCGCCTTGGGAGGAATCAGAGCCATTGCGGGCTTGTCGGAGTCGTACTTGACGCCGCCGGTATCCTCCCTTCCATGTACGGCCGCGCCGCGCCGCGCTCCGCAATAGCAGCATAGCAGAAAATCGTTGTCGTCCGGTTCAAACGTATGGCGCGTTACTTGGACGGTTCCCACGGAGCCACCAGAATCTTTCCCATGCATAACGTCACTTCTCCCCACCTCAGGATGCGCGCCATACGCGCGTTGTCCAGCGCATCTTGTTCCGTCAATCCCGACTTGATGAACGCCTCGACCACCTTGGGCCATGCTTTGCCCAAGTCAAAGCCCTCGACCTCGCCCAACAGCTTTTCGGCCGCTTTGGGGCCTACGCCTTTTGCGCCCTTGTAGCCGTCGCTCGTGTCGCCGATCAGCGTCTGGTACATATGCCGCCAGTCGGCCTCTTGCTGGCCTACCAGCGTCGCGGCAGCCCCCGCGCCGATGAGCGAGTGACTTCCGGGGATCGTGCGCAGATCCTTGTCGTCAGAAACGAGACGGCACTGAGAACCCGGAAAGGTAGCGTACAGGCCCAAAACATCATCAGCTTCAAGTGTTGCGACTTGTTCATAGGGATAGTTCCTGCGGATGTACTGCCTCAGCCAGCGGAGACCGAGAGGCTTGACTTTGCGGTTGGCCTTGTAGACGCCGGGATACGCCTCCCGCCGCCAATTGATCTCGTCCGATAGCGCGACGATGTACTGCTCTCCGTCACCAAGGGACTTCTTGAGATTGCAGCGGAAGTAGTCTTTGGCGGCTTCGCCGTCCAGCTCCATCGTCACACGAGCGTCGTCAGGGTCGTTGGTATCGGAGACCCATTCCTGCTCGCGGAGCGCGACCGACACAGCGCGAAAGGCCAGTAGATCGCCGTCGATCACCGCGTAGGGTTGAGTGGCGTCAAACTTCAACATGGATGGGCTCCGGAGGGTCGTTGTACCGCAGTGGTAAAGACCATGAACAATGCTTGTCTTTCTTGATCCACGACGCCAACAGCGCACGTCCCATAGGATCGTCGGCGCTCGCATACCACCACGTTGCGTGGATGGCCTGCTCCTGCTTTTCGTGCAGATAGGGGATCAGCGCCAACAGGGCGTTGTACGCTTTGAGCCCGTAGACCGTCCACTGGTATTGCGTCTTCTCGCCGGGATCGCTCTTGCGTTCGACGACCTTGCCGCCGAAGGCTTCTTGGAGACCCAAGCAGCTTTGGGGGAACGTCGCCGTCACCAGCAACCGCAGGCCGGAATCGACGGTGATGCAACCCTCGCCGTCGAAGTACCCGGCCAGATAAGCCGCCGCGACTTTAGTGCGTGTCGCACCAATTGGCTCCCACAACCGCCTTTCCAGCGAGCGGGCAAAGCATTCCAAGCTGGGTTCCGGCGTCGGCGACGCATCGCGTGGCAAGCTCGGCGACGGCATCGGCGATTTCGGATCGGCACTCGACTTGGAACTCGTCATGGACGTGGGCACAGAACCCCCAATCTACGCCGATGGCGTAACCGGCGGACAGCATTCGTTCGCGGAACATCACCGTTGCCGTCTTGACGATGATCGCTTCGGCGCTCATCAGCAAAGCATTCAGGGCGGCGTGCTTCTTGCGGATCGGCAGCTTGCGGCCGTCGAGCGCATACAGGAATCCACGCGCGGTGACGGCGGCGTCGATTCGGTCCTTGAGAATCTTGAGCTGAGGCAGCCCGCGCAGAAAGGCGCTGATGAGGCGTTGGCCGTCCTTGGCCGTACCGTCCACCACCTTGCCGATCTTCTTGGCTCCGGCCCCGAACAGCCAAGCGTAGATGAACGTCTTAGCTTGGTCGCGGGTAGAGAGTCCTGCGGCCTTCTGGTTCTCAGAGTGCGGATCACCTGTCGAGACGATGGTCGCGTACTTGCCTCCGTCGATGGGAGCCAAGTAGTGTCCAAGGCATCGCAACTGTAGTCCGGAGGCGTCCACTCCCACCAGCTTCCAGCCCGGTCGCGGCCCGAACAGCGCACGGCATTCCTTGCCGTAAGGCCGTCGTGCCGCCGGTACCTGCCCCATGTTGGGGGAGTGGTGCGCGCAGCGCATGGTCGGCGTGCCGATGGTAATGACCGCACCGTGCATCCGGCCGTCCGGCTTCAAGTGCTTGAGCCAAGATCCGTCCCCGTCCGACAGATACCCCAGCAGCTTCGTCAGGACGTAGTAACGGGCGATCTCGGCCGCGTAAGGGTACTCGCCTACCAAGTCCTGTAGAACATCATCATCGACGCGCGGAGAGCCGCCGTCGGTGAACTCAGTCGGCTCCCAGCCAAGGCTCTTAAAATAGGCGGCGACTTGCTGGCGCGAGCCGGGATTGAACGGCTCGCTCTTGGTCTTGGTCTTTAGGACCGTCAACTTGGGCGGGAGCTTTGTTTCCAGCTCCGCTTGCAGCGTAGCCCGCTCGGCGCGGATCGTAGCTTCCAGCAACGACGCCTTCTGCAAGTCAAAGCAGAAGCCGTTACGCTCCATTTCCGACATGCAATTGGCGAACCGATGTTCCAGAAGCATCGCGGCGTCGAACCCGGCCAGTCCGCGACGGGCGTGGTCATACAGGGCGGCGGTGGTCTCCACGTCTTGTACGCAGTAGCGGAACATATCGTCCGTCGGCGTCGTGAAGTCTACCGGCTTTTGTCCCTTGTAGACTCCGATGCGCTTGCCCCACGTTCGCAGGCTATGGGGACTTTTGGCGTCTTCCGCGAGGATCTTTTGTTCCCGCAGCAACTCCATCATGTCCATCTTGGAATCCGGCTTCCAGAGCGACCCCATGATGGTGGTGTCGAATACTCGGTCCGGGGACCATTGCATCCCGTGGAGGCGTTCCAGCACCGGACAGTCATAGCGAATGATGGAATGGCCGACCAGTAGATCGGCCGATCCGACATTCGCCACGTCGTCCATCAACAGGAGATTGTCGGCTCCGAACCAAGCGACGGTCTCATCCGATAGGGCGGCTCTCCCGGCAGGCGAGCAGTAAGCGTATCGCCGCACTTCGGCTTCTTCCACTCGGTCGAAGCAGACGACGTAGTGGACGCGGGTGGCGTCGATGCCGTCGGTTTCAATGTCGAAGATTCGAGTGAGCATCGGCGACTCCTTTCTTGGCGTCCAAGCATCCAGCGCAGCAGGCGTTGTTCTACGAAACGGGTAACGAACTCGAACTCGTATTGCTCGAACCCGTAGTCTAATTCAAAGTCTTTCAGCAGCTTCGTGGCGGCGTGAAGCAGACGGTCCATTCCGACGCTATCGACGGACACGAGCCCTTGGTCGATCAGATGTACCGCCTGTAGGGCACGACCCCCGCGTTGAATCCTAAGGCGCAACTCATAGGCGTGCCATACCTCAAAGCGAGTAATGGAAAAGTAGACCTTAAACTCATCCTCGAAGTCGGCATCACTGGTCGGTATTCCCATCTTTCGCCTCTTCTTCCCGCAAAAGCATCGTCTCCGACGCCATGCTTAAAGCCTCTGCGGCCACTTTGAAATGCAACGCCGAAACCCCGTCACGATCCATCGGCTCCACTTTGACCCGGTGCTTATTTGCTACCGGGTCCAAGATCACCGTCACCAACAACTGCATCAGAATCCTCCGGCCTTGACGCCCGGTTCCTCGCCGCCCGGCAGGGGCGACACGGTAATCGCCGTGGCTTCTCCGACCGGCTCGAACGTCCCGCGCTGCTCGTCATACAGGGCTTGTCCGGCCACTCCGGTCTTGCCCGTGTTGCGATTCTTAAGGATGCGGAACGTCAACAGATTCGGAGTCTCAGGATCTTGCTGATTGCGCTCCAAGCCCATCGCCACCATCACGAAGTTCCCGATGCCGCCCGATCCGCGCAACTGGCCCAGCGAGGTCTCGCCGCCTTCTTCGTGCGGCGTACCCGACGGGCGCTTCAAGTGACAGCACAGGATGATCGCCACGCCAGTCTCTTGGACGATCTGCGCCAGACGGGCCACAATCGTATCAATCAGGATGCGTTCATTGTCGCCTTCCATCTGCGTAGCCATGATCGTGAGGTTGTCCAGCACCACGACATCACAACGATTAGCCACACGAAGATATCGAATCCTAGCTTCAATGTTATCCAGATCCATAGCACCGCGATGGTCGTAAAAGAATACGCGATCTTTGATGATACGGTTCCAAGACTCATAGAAGCCCTCGACTTTCGTAGGGGCCTCGACCCAATCCAGTCGGATGCCCATGTCCATGCCGACGAATCCGATGGCGGCTCGCGGCACGTCCTCTTCGAGCGAAATGATTCCGGCGCGGAATTCCGGATTCGTCTTGAGATTGTGCAGAATGATCGACCGCGTGAACTCCGTCTTGCCGGTACCGGAGCCGCCCGTAATGACGTTGACGCTACCGGGGAAAATGCCGCGCGTCTTGCTTTGGATCACCGGATAGGGATACACCGCAATGGGCGTGCGGGCCGGAGCCGTCTCGACCAAGTGCAGCACTTCGTCCGAGTCCAAGATGCCGTCGGGTCGGAAGACCTTCGCGCCCCAAATGGCGTCGATGACCTCGCGGCCCTTTCCCTTGAGCAGCATTTCATTCGGGTCTTTGAGCGGCAACGAGGCGATCTTGCATCGCCCCGGAGGCAGCAACAGCGCCGTCTCTTTGGCCGCGTTGATGCCGGGTTCGTCGTTGTCGAACATCAGCACCACGGACTCGAACTTGCTCACCCAATCCAGATTGCGGGCGATAGCCTCAGCCGCGCCTTCCGCACCGGACGGAATGGACACCACCGGCCAGCGATTACCCTGCAGCATCGAGACCGTCATGGCGTCGATCTCGCCTTCGGTAATCACCAGCATCTTGCCGCCGTCACGCCAAAGCTGCTGGCCGAACAAGAGCGCCTTTTTCATGTTCCCAAGGCCCATGAACGTCTTGTCTTTGAACCGCAGCTTCTGGCCGATCATCGCGCCGTGCTTGTCGAAGTACGGGGCGATCTGGCAATCCTTACCGCCGAACGTCCCGCACTCATAGCCGAACTTCTGGCATGTCGCGGCGTCGATCATGCGGGCCGTCAGCGGGACGTACTCGCCCCGAATCAAGCCCTTGGCGCGCTCCGGCTCCGGAGAGTCTTTCGATTCGCCGGAAGCCGAAGTGTGCGCGCCGCAACTGAAACAGTGCTTGTGCCCGTCCTCGTAGTGGGCGCAGGCGTCCGACGAGCCGCAGCCCGGACTCTCACAGGGAAACATCCCCAACAGCTTGTCGTCGCCTTCCGCCATGCTCAATACTCCGTCTTAGGGCCGATCCAGACGAACGCTCGCGCATCCGCCGGGTCGTCGGCATAGTCTTTCTTGATCTGCAAGTCCGTGACCTGAGCGTCGTCCCCATAGGCGATCTTGTTGATGCCGTCCAGCACCGACTTCGCCAGATTGTCGATATCCGGCTTGACGATGTGCGGCGTTCCGGCCTTCTTCGACTTGGGGCGCGCAAAGTAGAAGTGGATCGTCATGGTCAACGGCCCCGAAAGAATCTCGGCCCCGTCGCCGCTCATGGCCTTGCGGCAACAAGCGGCGACGTGCGCCTCGTACTTCTTTCCTTGGGCGGGCGTGTAGACCCGGACGAACTTTCCTCTTGAGAAGAACTTAGGTCTTGGCTTTGGGACCGGGCTTCCCGGCACGTTGAACTTCACCGGGACTTGCGGCCGGGACAGGGGCGGCGGGGACTTCGACCGGCGGCGTCGCGGCGGGTCGATAGTTAACTTCGACGATGCCGACGAATCCGCTTCCGGACATTTCGAGTCTACGTTGGGCATGTTCTCCGTCCTCTCGGCCGCGCACGATACGCAGCAATTCCGACGCGATGTTCTTGAGGCACGGATTGATGCGACCCGGCTCGACCTCTCCGCGAATGTCAATGTACATCAGAAACCTCCGGCACCCTTGGGGGCTTCGCCGCCGTCCGACATGGCCTCGACGTGCGGGACGAGGCCCTCGGTATCCGGCTCGTCGCCGTCCATAGCCTCGATCTTCGGGCCGAATTGGCGCGCCACCTTGATCTGCGCCGCCGTCATATTCAGCTTGATGCCCGCCCCGACGCCGGGGAAGTAATACGGCTGAATGTTGAAGTAGACGCGCAGCTCGGAGCCGCCTCCGATCTCGACGCCCTTCGGCCACGGCAGACCCTTAGAGGTCTTCACGGGCAACGTGACGTTGCGCTTCGTGCCGTCCTTTTGGGTGACTTGGGCGTTCGCCTTGAACTTCAACCGGAGCTTGCCGGTCGGCTCGCCGTCCCGGTCGGTGTCGGCCTCGTAGGGAACGTCCACCACGTTACAGGTGTCGTCGGCCTTCGGCTTGCCGGTCTTCGGATCTTTCTTGGGAGTGTACTGCTCGTTGGCTTCCTTGACGACCAAGGCGTGCGCCTCGTCGATATCCGCCACCAGCTTGGCGACCACCGGATCGGCCGGGTCCACGATCAGTCCGGTGCAGTAGAACGGCTTGTCCGGACTGAGCTTCGTGTCCGGTTCCAGCAGCTTCGGGAAGCGGGCGATGCCCACAGGCGAGACGCGGTTCAAATACTCCGGCTTCGTGGTCAACTTGATTTCAGACTTCATGCGTAGATATACCTGCTTTCTTTCACAAGGTCGAGTTCAAACTCGTCGTCTTTGCGGAAGCGTTCGACCGACTCGCCAAGAGCGGCCTCCACGGACTCCGCGAATCGCTCCAAAGGGTCTTGCTTGAATACGTCGATCACCGCCTCCCGCAGCAGCGCCGCGAGCCTTGGAGCGTCGGCGGCGGGCACCGCAAAGGAGTCATGCACGATGGCGAAGTCGGTGATGCCCTCGCGGGCGCACAGCGCAACGGCCCGTGACATGATCGCAGCGTCGAGTGAGTGTACGAAATTCGGAGGAGCGCCCTGCGACATGCGCTTGGCGTCGATCTGTCCGGTCGGCTCCATGAGCTTCATCCACTTTCTAATGCGAATCTTGTCCCCGAGAATCGTGTTGATCTTCGTCCACCGCTGCTTCTCGTAGACTTGGTACACGGGAAAGCCGCTCGGCGAGACCCACGTCAAAGGCTTGCCCATCAGGGCGCACCGCTCGGCGCAATCTCGAATCCAGTCCATGCAGCGAATCGCGGGTTCGACTCCGGACTCGATCACGGACCATACGGCGTTCCCGACGGCTGTCAGCACTTCATAATGGTTGATCCCTTCCGGCAGCTTCTTGCCGCGCTTGATGCAATCGTCGCGGATGTAGTCCACGACGTATCTGCGGGCCGAATACTTCGTCACCCCGTAAGGCAGCGTCATAACCGGCCGCTTCACCAGTTTGCGCGGAAGCCCCTCAGGATACAGCTCCCGAAGAATCCAAGAGGCCCCCACCGCTGAGTCGCCGGTTCCTTCCGTACTTACGGACCTTAGCCTCAAGGTGGCGAGTTGGGCCACTTGGGAATAGATATCCCTTGGTTGCGCACTCGGTAAGACATTCGTCGAGATAGCCAGCGACCGATTTCGGGAGAGCAGAGAGTACAGCTGGAGTCCATTGTTGGACCCGTCCATTGCGACTGGTATACGTGACACGAAGCTCAGTCCTTCCTGACGGAACTTCCACCACTCGATACACCAAGCTAAGAACTGCCACGGGGCGTCCGCCGTCGTCCACCAACGGTTTTCGAGAGGGTTCTCTCCGCATAGCAAAATCTCCCGTTCATGATCGGCCACCCATTGCACTCGGGCGGCAAAGTCCACTTTGTCCACGCCGTAACAGTTGGCTCCGTGGATCTTTAGCCACTCCACCGACTCTTCGGTGCCGACGGCGCGCCCGTCAGCAAAGACCAACAAAGACCTTCCAAGATCGGACGCTTGCGGATGGATGAAACCCGTTCGCGGATACATCCGCCCCCGGAAGTCCAAGAACATGGGGTACCAGAACCGCGCCTCCCGGCGCAACCGCTCAGCCGTCCAGATCGTGCGGGCCGTGGCTACCACCAAAGACTTCGCGCGGTCGTTCAGCGTCGCCGTGGCAGCCGCGTTGCGCTTCCAAGAGCGCGCCTCGGGAGACCCGTCGATGAACGGCTCCGGCTTCACCGGGAAGGGGATGGGAGCCCGCGAAGGCAGATCGCCCTCGGTGGAGCCCTCGGCCCACAGCGTCTTCAAGACTTCGAGTACGTCTTCGTTGATCGACCACGGGGTCGCCTGCACTACGTTAACGGCCTCCATGAACTCGTGGCGCTCAGCCTCGTCAACAGCGCGCTCCTGCTCAGGAAGCCCCCCGATGACAAGACGGCCGCCACGACCTGCTTCCAAGCCATAGCCTCCACCTTTGGCCTTCTCCCACGGCGTCGGGGGCACCGACAGCGGCAGGAACGTAGGCCGTAGCAACGGGAGCCGTTCATTGTAGTTCTTCGCCCATTCCAGCAAGCCCTCCGTCGGAATAACCCGCACCGCTTCGCGCGTCTTACCCTGAGTGTTCTGCCGGACGGTCTTCAATTCGATCAGTCCGGTCCGTTCGATGAACAACTGAATGAATTGCATTCCGATGGCGATAGACTCTTTGAGGGCCAAGAACGCCTTTTGCGTCGAAGTCAACTTGCGCGCCAAGTCCCGCTTCTTCTCGCGGCGGGCCTTGTTGCGGGCGATCTTCGACAGCCGACCGGCGACTTCTTTGGAGTCGTGCGCCGCTTTGCGCAGCGTAGCCTCTTCGACCAGCAACTTCCCGACCCCCAAGCACAGGCTCGGATAGGCCGAAGAAGTGGCGACCGAATCAAGGATGCGGCGGCTCCCTACGAGAGCCGCAACCTCGACCGGCATCTTCTTGAACCACTCATACGCAACCGGCTTGTTACCGGCCTTCCTCCCATACGAAGAAATCCAGCTCCGGATGCCCTCGGCCACCTCCGGTATAGCACGGGACAGAATGCACGCCCCGGAAGGGGTCAGCGTCATTGCGCCCGCTTCCTCGGCTTTCAGCGTCGCCGCCTGCACCGAGGAGGCTTTCAGCGCCACCATTTCCGCAAGGTCCGGCAAGGGCTTTCTCCTGTAGGTTGACGCACGACACGATGAAATTAACCAAGTGTTCCTTACAGTCCAAGAGCCACGTTAGGGTGCTGACTGTATCGCGCCCGTTGGATACTCGGACGAATGCGTCGCCAAGGGCGTTGTGGCCGGGGATGACTTTAAGCATTCGTCACCCCTTCAAGTAGTAGTCCGGATTAATCATCTTGACCTTGGCGGGAATCCGATTCAACTTCTTATCGAAGAAGTAGTCCTTGTCGAGCGACTCGATCACCAGACCCTCTTTCAGTCCCTGACCCGCGATAGCCGACGGCCCTGCAACCATCATTTCCAGCAACTGCTTCACGTCACCCCAGCGCCCGCGCGCCAGCTCGGGAACCCAAAGGTGCAACGGGTCGAAGTGGTGGTGTTCCTTGTTGGAGAACAGCCGCACCCGAACCTCGCCCTCCGGAGCGTCGTAGCGGAACTTCGCGCCTTGGACGGACTGTCCGTACGCTTCGCCGTACCAGATCACGTCCGGATGCGTCTGGAGCCAATCCAGCAGGCCCGGAGTGGACTCCGCGCCGCGCCAGAAGCGGTTCTCCTCGACGCGCGTCGTCCAGCGGGTACGCGACCCGACGTGCAACTCGCCCTTCGTCCAGACCAAGCGGATGTTAGATCCGTGGATCTTTTCGGTCACCAGCACGCGCTCGTCGTCGTTGAACGCGCCGGGGTACGCCTTGAGGGGTTCGAGATCGTACTTCGTGAAAGCACCCGTGACTTCCGGAGCCGGAGCCGACGGAGCCGGAGGGCCGCCCGGACGAGACTCGCGCGGAGCCGGGGGCTCGTAGCGTTCAAAGCCGAACGTGTCGAAAACGTTCTCGCCTTCCGTAAAGGACTCAAAGCTGCAGCCCGGAGCCAGCTTCGACTCAAAAGCCTTAAACGGAACCAGCATCCCCTCGCTCAGCGTACCCCGGAAGCGGCGCACCGTGATGCGGCGCTTACCCTCCAAGAAGGAAAAGTAAGGCAGGTCGGGCACGATGTAGTCCGGCGGAACATAAACGGCAAGCGGCTGGTCCTTCCAGTCGTCCGTCTTGACGACGACCGTATAGCCGCCCTCGCCGCCGATCCGGACGACGGAGAGCGAGTCGGCATTGGGGTGCTTTTCGAGAACGACCGGAACGACGGGACAACAATGCGTGGACATACTAATCTTCTCCGATAATCGTGAACGGCGGCATCTTCCGAAGTTGAGCTTGAAGTTCGTCAATACGCCGCTGCAATGCCTCAATATTACGCTGCTTGTCGATAATCAGCGTTAGAACCTTAAGTCGGGCTTTGTTTTCTTTCTCAAACAATTGAGCATCAGAGAACTCGATGATCATATTAGCCTCCGTGGTATTGCGCGCTGCGGAATTGAACCGCTCTACCGACCCAAGGCGATCAACCCTTGGCGGCGTGCTGACCATTACACTAAACGCGCAGCTCTACTGGACGAATCTTAGGGAGAGCCTATCTCTTGCCGATTCTTCGTTCGATTGGGGGAGCAGGGGTCGAACCTGCATGGACGGCTTCAAAGGCCGTTGTTCTACCGATTAAACTATCCCCCACTTGGGGGCTTACGCCCCCGACGAATCACTTCGGATCTTGACCGGCGGACTTGAACGTGCCGGTGGACTTCAAGGCTTCCGGCTTGATGTAGCAGACCGCGTAGACCTGAATACGGCCCTTGGCGTCGGGAACCGGATTGCGGACGTATCCACGGAACTCGTTACGAAGGGAATTCACGTAGGTGGGACCGTAGAATCCAACGCAACCGTAGATGTTATCAATTCCCTTCGGCTTGACGCACTCGCCGCGCACAAACCCGGAGACCTTGGGATACTTACCGGCAGCGCGCAGACCGCCGACAAGCGGATAGAGCGTCTTTTGATCGCCCGTCGTACTGACGAAGTTAACGCAGCTGGCGTTTTCAATTCCGGCGAACCGATAGGTTGAATTACAAAGCGCATAAACCTCGACCGGCTGCGTCATCAACTCAACCAGCGTACCATACTCTTCCGTCGGCAGCGGAGCCAGACCGCGCACCGCCTTGATGAAGTCCTCCATCTTGAGCATGGAGCCGACCGATAGCTTAATGCCAGTATACTTCTGCTTAACGAGATTCTTCATAACGACCATAAGTGTTACCTCCGTGGCTTTCATTATCCGTCAGATTTGGCGAGTTACAAGTACCCTACTTGAAAATTTTCAGCGCCGCCTCCCGCAAGGCATTCGTAGCGTTGTGGGCGTATCGACGGGTAGTCATGAGCGAACGATGACCCAAGAAGTCGGACACGACATGCAGCGGAACATCCGCCGCTACCATCAAGGATGCACAGGTATGCCGCAGGGTATGCGGTACGATATCACGACCGGGAAACAACTTGTCAGCCTCTTCGCGGAAAACTTGTTGATAGCGCCGCTTGTCAACGTCATACAGCAAGCCGCCTTGCTTAAGGCATCTTACCAAGGCATCAGCCAGCTTCAACGACGGAACCGGAACAAAGCGATCTTTGCCGTTCTTGGTGTCCTTGAGCTGGACGATAGTACCACCGGCCGGATCTTCGATCAAGTCCTCATTGCGAATCGCCAACGCCTCTCCAAGCCTCATTCCAGATTCGACCAAGAAAGCCGTCAGCGAACCGAACTTGAAGTCTCTTGCACGAAGGGCTTCCGCCAACTGGTGGACTTCCCGCTTAGTCAACGTCTCTTTGCGTCCCTGAGACTCCGGCCCGAAAGGCAGCGGAATCTTCGGGATGCCCCACAGCTTGTTAGCCTCGTCCAGTACGGCCGACAGGGCCGACAGGCGCCGGTTGATCGTGGAAGACGTTGCTCCGTCGATCTTCATGCAATCTACGGTCTGCTTGACGCTTTGATAAGAAACCTCGGAGATCTTATGGCCCATGTAATTGGCGTCTCCGAGAAACAGGCAGCGGATCATGTCCTTGGCCCGCTGAATGCTGCGCGGGCCGTCCTTGGAGGTGGCCCAGCGTCCGGTCGCGCAAGAGGCCAAGGCGTTCTGGAAGGTTTGCTCCATATCAGCCTTTCTTCGGCTTGCGCCGCAGCATCTTGGCGATTTTCTGCACGCCGCGCATCGACGCCGCAATAGTACGATAGATCGCCCGCACCGGAAGGGTCGGAGACGAAAGTTCTTGGATTCGCCGCAGCTTGATCGTCGCCGGATGCGCTTGGGCTTTGACGGCCCGCTTCATCATCTTACCTTGGCCGTCCCACAGGGCGTTCACATCACGTTGGATTCCTTTAGACACGGGGCATATCTCCGTAGTAGTGCCAGACCGACTTATCGTTGGAGACTTGGACGGTACCATAGTAGACGAACTCGTCACCGAACGGCGTAGGACGAGGAAACGTCTCACCCGTTCCGACGCAGCCGACATGGTAGTACGTAAAAGTCTTGGGATCAACGTCGGTCTCGTACCAGATCGTCGGGTTACCGCGTTGGTTTTGGACCGCCAGCATCTTGGCGTCTTTGGAGGCTTGGAAGCAAACCATATCCATAGTCCCCAAGGATTGTTTGTATACGGCTCGGGTTGCGCTCATGTTACCTCCTAAGAGTCCACCGACCCCCAACGCGAAAAGATTTCGACTAATACCAGCGCCACCGCGAGCATAAGTCCGAATATCACCAAGTAATTCATCATCACTCCCCCTGTAGCTCCTGCAGCCATTCAGTGAACTTCTTCAAGGTTTCTGCTTGACCGATACAAAAATCTTCGTCAAACTCCAAGCGCCAATTGCCGGAAGAACCAACGCGGATTTTAGCACTGGCATGACCATAAGGCCCTACAAGGTCAAACGATTCCGGTACTCCTGCAAGGCTGACTTTAAGAGCCGACTCCGGAGCGGCGTTGGCGCGTCTAATGGCTTCATCCTTTTCGGCTTCTGCCTTCTTATAAGCAGCGGCGGCTTTTTCCAGCTTCATGTCACTCCCTCACCTCCGTCAGATAGTAAGACGTAACGTACTTCTTCAACTTCTTCATTCCCGGCGCGATCACCCGATCCATCAGATGTTCGGCGTGTTGCGGAGTGAACAAGCGCGGACGGCCGCAACGATCTCGGATCTGGTCTTTGCGCACCTTGATGATAGCCGTGATTACCTCTCGCACAAGGGGCAGTAGCTTTTCGGGAACCGGAGGCTTGATCTCATCCGCCAGCACGAGCGAGGTATGAAACGTCCCCTGTAGGGACATTTGCTTCGATCCCAGCAAGAAGCCCGGAACCACCGCCGCCGTCTTTTCATCAGCCAGTTCCAGCAGGCGGTCGATACCGACATTGTAGTTCACACGTCCGTCGCCCATGTCATGCTCCGTTCATCATCGCAGTAGTCCGGAAGATCGTCATGCGACGGCCCCCCGAGAAGAGTAATTACGTCGTACATCTTATCCGCTATCTAATTAGACGCAACCCACCGCAGAAGAAAGAAGATCACCGCCAGCCAAAGTCCGGCTTTACTGATGGAGGCGCAAGTGACTCCCCAAGAGAATTCGGATTCAAGCGCAATACGTCGCTCCCAGCCGTTGACAAACGGAGTATTCTGCAGCTTGGCGTAAGAAATAGCCGACAGCAGCGCCAGCATGGCGCCTAAGGACATGATGCCCAAGCCCAAGTAACCAAGCACCATAAACAAAGTATTTGCGAATTCCATGATTACTCCTTGTCCGCCGCTTCGATCGCGGCGAGGGCGGCTTGCAATCGTCTCCGATTCGCCGCCGTCCTGTTCCCGCGACACCACGGACACGCGCCGTGATTCCGGCAGGAGCGGTCCACGCGCTTGGCGCGGTTGGTTTTGCGGGTCATCGCTTCCCCTTCCCCGCCTTCGGCAGCGGCAGTTCGATCTTGACGATGGGGCCGCAGAGCAATCCAGCGTCAATGCCCGTCTGGCGGTCAAGTCTCGCGTCCTTCGCTCTATTGCGCGTAGAAACACCGCTCAAGCATCCGCTGCCACCAAACCACGCCCACGCCAACGCCGTGACGGTCTTCTTGGTCTTCATCGCTTGGCTCCGAGGGCGCGGTCGATCAAGTCCATGATTTCGACGAGGTGTCCCATCGCGAACGGAAGCGCTCCGTCGTTGCATAGTTCGTGGTTGCCGCACCACAGACGCAACTCCTTGCGCACCTTCCGCAGCGCATGGCGGTAGGACAGCGCGTCGCGCGACGGACTCGCGAGCAGACCTTGATCCGTGTCGAGATGTCCATCGCGACGTCGCACACAGATCGCGCCTCCTCCGCGAGCTTCCGCCACTCGGCGGCGGCATGGGCGAGACGGGCGATTTCGTTGGCCTGATACTCCGTGCGAACTTCGACCAGCAATCCCCTGTGGTCGAACAGCGAATAATAGGTATTCCCAAGCGGGTCAAACCTGATCCACGTCACCGGCGCTCCCGCCGGTTCGTGGCCCTTCTGGTAAGTGGTCATGCCCCCTCCTTCGGCTTGTCGTCAAGCACTTCGACGCCTGCTAGTTCGCAGAAATCGAATCCCATCGGTCCACGACCACCGGATCGAAGGAGACGTTCGACCTCTTTCGTGTCGCCGTCCACCGTAAACAATACGGATCGGTCAAGGTTCTCATTATGGTCCGCCGTGCGGCGGCGAAGTATGAACCGGATCATTGGCCTCCCTCCTTCGCGCGGGACGCGACCTTGTGAGTATTCATCAGTATGCCTCCGCGTACAATTCCATTTTACGTCCGTCAAAAGAACTTTCAACCCACCCCACTCGTCTATTTCCACAAGAACAGCGGTGGGACTCCCCGTCCCAGCCCTCGCAAACCTCACAGTTATAGTCACCGTCAAAGGAATAGAAGATCGGTCTCGGAACACTCAACTTCTCTTTGACGGCGACTTCACGAGCCAGTTCTCTGGCACACTCATAAGCGTTTTCGAGAGTGAAGTCCTTACCGAGAATCTTACCCTGCTCTTGGAGGAAAGCAACAGCATTCTCCAAGAAACCGGACTTCAACAACTCCGCTTGGCGGCGGTCCGCTTCGGCCTTGCGATCATTGACTTTACGTTCCACTTCACGGATACGGTCGTCGAAGCGGCTTTGCTGAGTCCAATGCTGCGGTTCGACCAAGGCCGCGCGCAAGTAAGTCCACATCTCTACATTTCGTTTGAGCTGAAGTCCTCTAAGGGATATAGAGACAAAGCGAGGGATTCCTTGGGATTCCAATTCATTCACCAATTTGATGATGAACTTGTCGGCTTGTACCAGATACTCACGGTGCGCCTTGGAGTATTCATCGTACTGACGACGGTACTCTTCGGCGGCTGCCTTGAGTTGGTCTACGTCCGAAAGGCTCAACTTATCCCAACCCGGCGCAACGGGGCACTCGGGAAAGGGTTGTCCGCAAATCATCTTCATGGTGGATCTCCGTGGCACCAAGTTAACCGGGTTCACCAGAACCACAACCCCGGTTAACGAATCTTTGTCCACTTCCGGTTCTTGTCCGCGACTAACGGACACCGCTCAGACCCCCAATCTACTACAGAACCCCACCAGCACAAGCCCCAAGACAAAAAAGGCTTCAACCCAGCACGCTACCAGAGGGACTAAAAAGCCCGTAGAGTCTACCGCATCCAACGCTGCTACGGATCATAAGGTCTTACGGCTTCTAATGGTGTAGCGTAGCGGTGCTTTGGAGTTGTTGGGGTTTATAGGTGTTGGTGGTTGGGGTTGTAGAGAGTAGTGGTATCTTAGAGGGCGTGGGTTGTACTTCTTTGCTGCTTAGGATGTGGTGCTGTTGTCTACTCCCTTTGGGTACTTCTACTACCGTCTACTCCCTTTGGGTACTTCTACTACCGTCTACTCCCTTTGGGTAC